TGGAGGCCCATGGCATCGCTCATCCACCGTACCCAGGATTCGCACAAGTCGACTTCCCTTTGCCAATTAGATTGGTTTATGAGAAGATGACCCCGAATTCAAGTAAGGATCACAAAAGTTGGAAAAGTTTTCAACACTATAAACGTGTTGTTGACCGTTCCGCTGTTGATCGATTCTTGACTTGGACACGTTGCCTGCTAGGCAACGTAGACGACGGTACAGGCTGGCCAAACAAGTGGAACGAGAGCCTCTTAATCGATGCTCCCTGGACTGCTTGTTTGCCTTATTCAGGCTTCGAAGATGCGTATATAAACGGCATCTCCGAACTTCAGCAAGACGGACCAGACGGTGGCTTTATATCACCACCTGCTGATCTGGACTTTCTCGAGCACCGTGCTTTAGCAAGCATGATGCCCGGGATTAAGAATGAGTTATCTCTTCTCAATTCTATATATGAGTTGAAAGATTTACCCTCTCTTAAGCATACTATACGAAGCGTACTTGACTTTTCAAATCTATTTAGCCGATTTCGGTCAAATAGAATAAAGTCGTTACGCGACCTGATGCGGTCAGTGTCAGACATATATTTACAACATATGTTTAATCTGGCACCGATGGTTTCTGACATTTGCTCGGTTTACCGAGCATTGACGAGTTACGAACGTCGTATTAACGATCTACTAACTCGCGCAGGTAAGCTACAGACACGGCATTTCCGCTATGTCTGGAATGAGTTACCGCTTGTAGAACCTCCCTTATATACTTACTCAAAGGGCCCTCCAAATTGGGCCCCCGTAGGTCTATCGGGTGAGGTTCGTCGGCGTGTAACTAATTCGCCTACCGAATTCCACGCTTCGATCCAGTATACTTATACGTTTACTGAATACCAGCGCGAGCATGCTCGCGTTTTAGCCCTTCTAGATGCATTCGGGGTCAATCTCAACCCTAGAATCATCTGGATGGCTATTCCCTGGTCCTTTGTTGTTGATTGGGTCGCTGGCGTAGGCCAGTGGCTGGATCAATTCAAAGTGCGAAACATGGAACCGCAGATCAACATACGTCAGTACTGCTGGAGTATCAAGCGGAATAGAACAATCGACGCCGACTTTCGTGTCGGCGGTCCATTGGGCGTTCCGTCTATCGCCAGATGGTCCAGTGCTCCGAGAATGACAGAAACGGCATATCGCCGGACTGTTACTTCTCCGAGCCTGAGCTCGATTCTATCGAGCGGGCTGGACTCTACGGAGTTCAGTCTCGGGGGCGCGCTTATCTTTTCACGTAAGCGTCGTCCCAAGTACATTAAACTACGTACGTCTAAGTAAGTTTATACTTACTGAGGACGTTTACAAACGCATGTTAAATAACACACTAAACGCAAACGAAATAAAGAATAGTGCAGGGACTGGTGTTTCTTTTACCAGGCTTAGCACTAAAGACCGTTCGACTGAGTTCGCCCTCACGGGCGAAACTCCCAGTCAGCCCCACCGCCTGAAGATTGCTCATCAGGAGAGTGGGGTCGGTATGAAGAAGAGGCGTCGTTCCGTTGTCAGATTTGACAAAACTGTCATCTCTGGCGTCGACAACATTACGCCTATCACCATATCGTACTACGCAGTGGCCGACATCCCCGTAGGGGCGATGTCGTCTGATGCGGAGTCCAAGAATGTTGCTGCAGAACTCGTAAGTTTCTGCGCCTCTTTGGGCGCATCGACTACGATTCTCTACGACAACACAGGGAACGGTCTCACTGTTCTTAAAGATGGTGGCCTTTAAGCCTTCCATTTTCAAGAGCGTGTCTTAGGATCGGTACCCGTATATAAATACGGGTACTTCTCCTGCTACAGTATGTAGCTATTCGCGTTCGGTAGCAATGCCGACGTCTTCGCTCCTTACGGGGCGTAGCCGAATGGTAATGCACCGGAGCTGTTCGCTCCGTTTGGATTCTTGTATGACTTCATTATAGGATTTCTTGCTGTAATAAATACAGCTTGTGGTCCTATAAGAGTCACGCTCGTATCCTGTGTACTACCTTCAACGACATTACTATCAGCTACAGCAATGATTACCCTCTTTATTTTAGGGGGAACACCATTGTTGATGCTCTTAGTTATTAGTTGATCTACGTTATTCATAATAATGTGGAATTGCGCGATCGTTCGGATCGCATAGTGTGTACATGCTCTAGGAGGCATACCTTTCGGATGCCAACCAAAAGCCTAGATGAGATTAAACTCATCACTACACTCCTATGCGACGTTCATTCGTCGCACGGTGACGTGTTCAACTCACGAGCACTTCGTCTAACAACCCAAAAGGTTGAGAAACGTTGTGTTTATGAAGGGATTAGTTTTCTAACGAAAACTATGCCCAGACTTGGTAAGTGCTTAGATAAAGCACTTGCACGAGTACACGATATGACAGCTGTCAAGCATGGCTTCAAAACCATGCCTAATAGTGAACTTCCCATCTTTTTGGGTGAGTTCTTCATACGTATATTCGACAAATCCGGCGCGGTCCTTCATGACCCGTGCGCAGATAGCATCATCATACTGAGACAAATTTTGTACTGTTTTTATAAGTACGAACTCAACTATGACGACAAGCAGAAACAGGCAGTTATTTCAAAGTTTATTGAAACTGAGAAAGAACTGGAGACTATATCTGGTGATCTGCTGGGCCTTGCTCAGCGGTTGCCAGGGACACATACACGTCGACGACGGTTCCATCAAATGGAATTACCCGTCGGCGCCTTTGCCGGAGGTATCACTACCAACGACAAACTCAGTATTGTCCGTGAAGCAAGAATAGCCTTAAACAAGCTATTCTCGTGTTTCGATCCGTCCGATATTATACCGAAACATGGACCCGGAGTCGTTTCTACTAGAGAAAGACTTGAGTCCAAGTGGACGTTTACTAACGTACCGGATCGTATTACCGACGTTTATCCTCTTGATGCCTTTTTTATGGCATCATTAGGTCACGTTTGTGATAGTTGGAAAGACTTTAAGTCTATTTCCAACAAAGAGAACTCGGCTAGAGTAATTCTCGTGCCGAAGGACTCTCGCGGGCCACGACTTATCTCGTGTGAGCCATTGGAAAACCAATGGGTTCAGCAAGGGTTAGGTCGGGCCATTGTTCGCCTGGTAGAGAGACATGAACTCACAAAGTTCAATGTCTTCTTTACTGATCAAGGACCAAACCAAAGAGGTGCCCTTCTTGGGTCCTTCAATGGTCTGTACTCTACCTTAGACCTCAATGAGGCCAGTGATAGAGTTACCCTTGAGTTAGTTCGTCTACTGTTTCCAAGTAATATATTTACATACTTGGAGGCATGTAGAAGCTTGTCTACCGAACTACCTGACGGCAATAGATTACATCTCCGAAAGTATGCTCCAATGGGATCAGCATTATGCTTCCCAGTGCTAGCATTAACTATTTGGAGTCTATTGTACGCCGGTAGTCCCGATGCGGGTACCCGTGAGGGTACTTTAGTGTATGGTGACGATGTCATTGTCCCAACGGCTTACGCCGCGAACGCAATGAACATACTCGAATCTTTTGGGTTGAAGATCAACCGAGATAAGAGTTGTACTAGTGGATCCTTTAGGGAATCCTGTGGCACAGATGCTTTTCAGGGCATCAATGTCACTCCTGTCCGTTTTCGGACAGTCTGGTCATCATCACGGAGCCCTGACGTCTATTCATCTTGGATAGCATATGCCAATTCCATGTACGATAGACGGTACTTCAAGACGTACGATTACATACGTGAGAATCTCTTTCACGTATATGGACTTCTCCAAGGCAACAGCCTTGGTGAAGCTCTTTCACTTTCACGAGGTAGATTACCTCATGGAAGTGGAACGTTCGTCCGGGATAACTGTGATTGCCGGGATCAAAAATCTCGACGATCTTGTTATCTTCGCGAAGTACCTCAAGAGCAGCGACTTAATCGCCAAAGAACAAATCACGACTACCAAAGGCGTGAGGAGTTATTTGTCGAAGTTAAGTCAAGGCCAATGCGACGAGGTCGTAATAGTGGATGGTCAAATTTGTTCCGATTTCTAATCGAAACATCTGACCGTCCTTGTTATGACGATCATCCTGGCTTAATACCACTCGAGGAAGCGTTGAAAAGGTTAGTACCTTGGCAACCCTTCACTGTCAGCGCATACACCGAACAACACGCTAGCATGCTAGCGTGGAGTTGGCGATGAGGCGGAAGGAC